TTAAACGTTAGCGCTTGGGATTATGAGAACAATGAGTACGTTCCTGTCATATCCTGCCACATCTACTTGCACGCCCTTGTCGCTATACGGAATCAAGTATCAGGGGACTGGGCTTTGACTCGGATGGATTAACCCGCCTCAATCCCAACATGGAAGGCCGCCCTCGAGGCGGTTTTTTTATGCCTACTGTCCGCGATTGAATACCTTTTATGGGGTTACCTACCTAGAAATTAGAAAACGCTCTTAGCAGGCATTCTATAGGGTCCCCTATGCAATTAAGGTTATAGGCAGGCATCAAGAAGGGTAGGCGATTTATCAGGATTTTTTTTTATTTTTTTACACAACAGGGGTAAAGACCATGTTCCGCGCAAATAATTACACGAAAATTTGAATCAAAAAAATTATCTTATATTTATACTTTTTATCGCATACTATATGTGCTAAGTAATAAAAAAAACGGCTAGGGACCCCTATGAGCTTAGATAAAAATGTATTATTGGAAGAGAAGAAACTTAAGTTAGAGCTTCGTCTTGCACAGCTCGAGAAGAATGATAAATGTAAAAATGATTTTTTAACTTTTGTAAAAACGGTTTGGCCTGATTTCATCGCGGGCCGTCATCATAAAATCATTGCGGAGAAGCTAGAGCGCGTGGCGCGTGGTGAGTTGAAGCGTTTAATTATTAATATGGCTCCACGGCACACGAAAAGTGAGTTTGCTTCCTATTTATTTCCTGCGTGGTTCATGGGCCGTATGCCGAATAAGAAGATCATTCAAGCGACGCATACGACGGAACTTGCGGTAAACTTTGGTCGTAAGACTAAGAACTTGTTGGAGTCGGACGAGTTTCGAGATATTTTTCCTGAAGTAAAGTTAGCGGTAGACAGTAAAGCCAGTGGTCGGTGGGACACGAACAAGGGTGGAATGTATTATGCGGTGGGTGTGGGTTCAAACCTCGCGGGCCGTGGTGGTGACTTAGTGATTATTGATGACCCGCATTCGGAACAGACGGCTATGTCTAATTCAGGTTTTGAGGATGCTTGGGATTGGTACACTGGGGGCCCCCGCCAGAGGCTCCAACCGGGAGGTTCTATTGTTTTGGTTCAAACGCGGTGGTCTGAAAAGGATATGACGGGTCAACTTTTAAAGGCTATGGCTAAAGATCCATTAGCGGATCAATGGGAAGTTGTTGAGTTGCCTGCAATATTTGATGACGGGACCCCTTGTTGGCCTGAGTTTTGGAGCCTTGATGATTTAATCTCGGTCCGCGCATCTATACCCGCGTCTAAGTGGAACGCGCAATATCAACAAAAACCTACGGGTGAGGAAAACGCTATAATAAAGCGTGAGTGGTGGAATATATGGGAAAAGGAGAAGATACCACAGCTTGAGTATGTTATACAAAGTTATGATACGGCGTTTAGTAAGAAGCAGACGGCGGACTTTTCTGCAATTACGACGTGGGGAGTGTTTTATCCTAATGAGGGTGGTTCGGGTCCCAATATTATTTTATTAGATAGTAAGAAGGGTCGTTGGGATTTTCCTGAACTTAAGCAGATTGCTTTAGATAATTATAAATTTTGGGAACCGGACTCTGTTATTATAGAAGCGAAAGCGAGTGGGACCCCTTTGACACAAGAATTAAGAAATTTAGGAATACCCGTTGTTAACTTTACACCGAGCCGTGGTAATGATAAGGTGACACGAGTACATAGTGTATCACCACTTTTCGAGGCGGGTATGGTTTGGGCTCCTGATGAAACATTTTCGGATGAATTGATTGAGGAGGTTGCAGCTTTTCCGAATGGGGAGTATGATGACTTAGTTGATAGTATGACACAAGCCTTGATGCGTTATAGACAAGGCAACTTTGTTCAGCTACCAACAGATGACTGGGATCAAGAGGAAACCTCTGCTAGAGTAAAGGTTTATTATTAATGTTTGAATTAAAAGGTACCAAATGGACACTATAGTAAATCTAGGGGCAGGCGGTTTTATTAATTACTTACAAGACGGCGGGGCGGCTGTAGAGTTTCCAGAACCTTTAAACATGAATGATTATAAGGTTTTCCCATATGAGGAGCCTAGCTTTGACCCTTACCGCCCAGACGAGATATATGAACCTGCTAATACTTATGACACAACAGAATCGCGTCCTATGTTCGGAGAAGGTCTTGGTTCTTTAAGGGACCGTGTAGAAGAAATGCGGATCACGGACCCTGAATCTACTATGGATCTTACGCGCGAAGGTATTCTTTCTATGAAAGATCAGATGGAGAGTTTGCAAGAAGAATTTCCCGGAGCTACCCCTTACCGCTTAGGTGAAAAGTATGACCCTGCAAATACTACAGAATCATTGGAAGAGTCTATGCGCCCTACACGTGAGGGCTTAGGTATTTCAGCGTTGATGGATGCTGTGAAAAAAGAGGCTCCTGCGCGTAAAATGGATAAACGCAATCAAGCGGTAGAGCAGCGTATCTTTAACGCGGCGGGTATGGAAGCTCGGGGCGAACGTCTTGCTAATGAAGAAATGTTACAGCAGCTTGAACGTATTATGGAAAGAGGACGTTCGGGTCCAAGCGAGGATTAAAAATGGCAAATGGTTCACCAAATGCAGGTCTGATGGATGTACCGTCACAAATTGACCGCGAAGATATAGCCGCAGAAATTATATTAGAAGTTCCTAACAGTGAAGTTATGATGGCTACCGACGTAGATTCGGATGGTATAGAAATAACGGCTGAGGAAGACGGAAGTGTTGTAATTGACTTTGATCCACAAGACCAACGCGGAACAAATGACGACTTCCATGCAAACCTTGCTGAAGAGATACCCGATAGGGAACTTGCAAGGATATCGAGTGAACTACTGGGTGATTTTGATGCTAACAAAGCGTCAAGACAAGACTGGGAAGATGCTTACACGAATGGTTTAGAGCTTCTTGGTTTTACTTATGACGAAAGAACACAACCTTTTAGAGGAGCCTCGGGGGTTACGCACCCTTTACTGGCGGAAGCCGCCACACAATTCCAAGCGCAAGCCTTTAATGAACTACTTCCTGCGGGCGGTCCTGTAAAAACTGTTGTTATGGGTGACGATACACCTGAAAAGATACAACAATCGACGCGCGTTCGTCAGTTTATGAACTACTACATTACGGATGTAATGGAGGAATATACACCTGATATGGACCAAATGTTGTTTTATTTACCTTTAGCGGGTTCCACATTTAAAAAAACATACTATGATGAAACCCTAGGCCGCGCAGTATCTAAGTTCGTTCCTGCAGAAAATTTAGTTGTTCCTTACGAGACTGCCGACCTAGAAACCTGCCCTAATATCACGCAAGTTGTACGTATGTCTCTTAACGATTTACGTAAAAGACAGGTTGCGGGTACATATTTAGACGTTGATGTTATCCCCGCACAAGGTGAAATGTCTGAATTAGAAGGTGAAATGAACCGTATTGAAGGGTTTGAACCTAATCAAATAGATTATGACTGTACCATACTGGAGTGTCACGTAGATTTAGACCTAGAAGGTTACGAAGACTTAGGTGAAGATGATGAACCTACTGGAATCAAGGTACCCTATATTGTTACTATTTCTGAAGACAATGGTGAAATACTTTCTATTCGTAGAAATTACTTAGAAGACGACGAACGTAAGAAAAAAATACAATACTTCACACATTTCAAATTCTTACCGGGGTTTGGTTTCTATGGTTTAGGGTTAATCCACACAATTGGTGGTTTATCGCGAGCCGCTACTTCTTCTTTAAGACAATTAATTGATGCGGGTACACTTTCGAACCTTCCTGCAGGTTTCAAGGCCCGCGGCCTACGGATCAGGGATGACGATGACCCACTACAACCGGGAGAATTTAGGGATGTAGATGCTCCGGGCGGCGCTATTCGCGACAGTTTAATGCCACTTCCTTTCAAAGGACCCGACCAGACCCTATTTAATTTGCTAGGTTTTGTTGTACAAGCCGGTCAACGGTTCGCGACGATTACAGATATGCGCGTGGGCGACGGTAACGAGAACGCGGCCGTCGGAACAACGATGGCTATGATGGAACAAGGCTCACGTGTCATGAGCGCTGTTCATAAAAGATTACATTATGCAATGCGTAAAGAGTTTAAAATTTTATCACGTGTTATGTCGGAGAGTTTACCGCAGCAATATCCTTATTCTGTGGCAGGTGCCGATGAAACGGTGATGAGCACAGACTTTGACGGTAGAGTTGACATAGTACCTGTAAGTAATCCTAATGTATTTAGTCAATCTCAACGTATTGTACTGGCTCAAACGAAGTTACAGTTGGCTACACAAGCGCCTGAGTTACATAATTTACCTGAAGTTTTCCGTGATATGTACGAAGCTTTAGGTATTACAGATGTTGATAGAATAATGAAACAGGTTCCACCTAATCAGCCTTCTCCTGTAGACCCTGCGCAAGAAAACATTGATGTTTTAGATATGATACCTCTTCATGCTTTTGAAGGTCAGAACCATATGGCGCATATTACAGCACATTTAATTTTTGGTATGAGCCCTATGATTTCGGGTAATCCTGCGCACGCCGCGTCTTTACAGAAACACGTTATGGAGCATGTGCAGATTGAAGCTAAGGAAAAAGCAGCGGTTGCATATTTACAGCAGGTACAGCAAAAAGGTGGCCAATCGGCTTCCGAGGGTGATATGTTAGAAGTTGAAAGTTTAGCGGCGCAGTACATGGCGGAAGGATTGCAGCAAGTACAACAACTTAACCAGCAATTGTCGGGAGCAGGTCAGCCTGATCCTCTTGTTCAGCTTAAAGAGAAAGAGTTGCAGATACGAGAGCAGGATAATCAAGCGTCTCAACAGTTGGATCAAACTAAGGTACAACTTGACGCGCAGAAAGCTCAGTCCCGTAATGAACAGTTTGATAGAAGACTTGAATCACAAGAAGCTACGTCTCAAGCTAGGATTGATTCGTCTATGCAGAGAGAAATATTAAAACAACAAGCAAAAGCAGCGTCTACAAAAGGAGAAGGCTCATGACAGGTAAAGTAAAGTATATGGGTAAAGCCCCATCACCCACCCCAAAAGCAGTAACATATGCGCAGATAGACGACCAAGGTAGAATACCTTATGGGAGTACAGCGTCCGTATCAATTCCTGCGGCTGTAGTAGATTACAAGGGCGATGCTTCAAAACCTGTTGTTAAGAAAACAGCACGAGGAATGGGTGCGGCTAAACGTGGTGGTAGTTACATAGGCTGTTAGTATGCGTGTTAAAAAAAGA